CGCGTTTATGTTGACACTGGCGACAACTACATCCGCAAATGCACACTGGCTCACCTGGCGTCACAGGGCGGCTTCGCTGGCGACATCACCAACGTCTCCGCTGGCACAAACCTCACCGGGGGCGGGTCAAGCGGCTCTGTCACACTTAACGTGTCTAGCAATCCCAGCTTCACAGATGTTTATGTCGCAGATCAAATCTTCCACACTGGCGACACTAACACCTACTTACAGTTTCACGCTGCCGATCAGTGGCGTGTTGTTGTCGGCGGGTCAGAGCGGTTAGAGGTTAAAAACTCCTCGCCGCACGTTCTTGTATCGGGCGACTTGAACAGCACATCAGATGAGCGGCTGAAGGATAACATCGAGCCCATCGAGAACGCACTCTCTGACGTGTGCAAGCTGGAAGGCGTGTCGTTCAACTGGAAGGACACTGGCACCAAGGCGACAGGGTTTATCGCCCAGCAGGTTGAGCCTATCTTCCCAGACTTGGTAAGCACCAGCGAAGATGACGGCATCAAGTCTGTCAATTATATAGGATTGATTGGCCACTTGGTTGAGGCTATAAAAGAGCAGCAGGCGCAGATCGACGAGCTGACAGTAAGACTTAACGGCTAATAGTTCAAAAGGAGAACGAAGATGGCTATTCAAGTAGGCGGCACAACCGTCATTAACGACAGCAGGACGCTGCAAAACGTAGGCGGCTTGAAGACGGTCGGGGGCACTTCTATCCTTGGAAGCGGGGATATTGCTACTGGTGGTTCTACAACGGCTGGAGCTGTTGGTACTTATGCTTTCTTGATAGAAAATGTAGCAAATGCAACCGCACTCGCTTTTGGTGGTACGAGGGCAGGGTCTTCTCTACGGCCCTCTTCTTTGAACGGCGAGTCATCTGGTGGGGTGTATTGGGGGGTAACTTACTTTAGTGCTTCGACTGTTTCAGGAACATGGCGGCTTATGGGCGCCTATCACAGTATAACTAATGCCAATGACCAACCGATTACGCTTTGGGTGAGGATATCATAATGACTATAACAATAACACAAGTTCGCAATGCGGCATCTCTTCAATCTGACAACCTTCGTATGGACGTAGAGATTAACCACCCACAGCACGGCTGGATACCTTACACTCTTGACCCTGCTGACACAGACACCACGATTGACAATGATGCAGTCATGGCTCTGATCGGTGATGACTTTGCAGCATATGTTCCGACTACACAGGCAGAGTTAGATGCAGCCGCTGCCTCACGGGTTCGTGCAGAACGTGACAGGCGTTTGGTTGCAGAGGTTGATCCTATTGTGTCTAACGCTTTGCGCTGGGCAGACTTTACCGCAGCTAAACAAGCTGAGTGGACACAGTATCGCACTGACTTGCTGAATGTCACAGATCAAGCTGGCTTCCCACATGACATCACTTGGCCGACTAAGCCTGACTAGCGTTAAGTTGGCGTTATTCGGAAAAATTGTGTATAGTGGTCGAGAGGGCCAGAAAATAGGAAACTGATATGGCAGACACCACAAACTATGGCTGGACTAAGCCCACGGTCGGAGGAAGTGAAGACCAGTGGGGCACGATCACCAACACAATATTTGACGAGATCGACACGCTTCTCGGCGGCACCAGCGCCGCCGAGTTTGCAATTTTAGACGGCATCACAGCCACCACATCCGAGTTGAATTTTGTAGACGGTGTGACTAGCGCTATACAGACGCAAATTGACGCCAAGGCTCCGATAGCCGACCCAACATTCACGGGAACCGCGACAATACCAACGGCAGCCATCACGACCGTTGACTTCGGCGACTGGACGATCACCGAAGCCTCTGGCGTGCTCAAGTTCGCCACCGGCGGCGTCAACAAGATGTCTCTGGACGCAAGCGGAAACCTGACTGTCGTGGGCAACGTCAACACCTCCGGGACGATTGCATAGTCAAAACTTTATAGGGCACGCGAATGGCACTCATACCGTTAAAAATCCCAGCCGGCTTCTTTCGGAACGGCACAGAGTATGAAGCGGCCGGCCGCTGGCGTGATGGAAACTTGGTCCGCTGGCTGGGCACATCACTACGCCCAATCGGAGGCTGGGTCGAGCGCTTGGCGTCTGCGACTACCGACACGCCGCGCGGCATGCACGCTTGGCTCCAGAGCGACGGATCTCGATGGATCGCTTTAGGCACTTACGACGAGCTCAAGGTGGTTTCGGCCGCGGGCGTCTCATATGACATAACACCTACTGGCCTCACTTCCGGATATGAGGACGCGCAGATCCTGACCGGCTATGGATACGGCCTTTATGGTGATGACTTCTACGGCACCGAGCGCCTCGACGTTACAACGCCAGAGGAGGCCACGACTTGGACGCTAGACAATTATGGGGACTACTTGGTCGCCTGTAGCAGCGCAGACGGGAAGGCGTACCAGTGGACTGGGAACACCGCCACCACCGCCACCGCGATTGCAAACGCCCCAGTGAACAACTTAGGCGTTTTCGTGAGCGAGGAGCGGTTTCTGTTCTGCCTCGGTGCGGGCGGAGATCCGCGGCTTGTCCAATGGTCAGACCAAGAGGACATCACCACATGGACCCCGGCCAGCACAAACCAAGCTGGCTCGCAGATATTGCAAACATCTGGAAAGATTATGGCGGCCCAGCGGGGGCGCGGGCAGAGCCTGATATTCACCGATATTGACATGCACCGAATGACCTACGTCGGCGCGCCGTTTATTTACTCAACTGAGCGCGTCGCCACCAACTGCGGCCTCGTGTCTCGAAAGGCGGTTGCCACGTCTGATGCTGGGACATTCTGGATGGGACTGAAGTCGTTTTTCGTTTACAACGGCAGCGCGGTGCAGGAGTTGGAATGTGAGGTCAAGGATTACGTCTTCGGCGACATCAACCGCTCGCAGATCTTGAAATGCTGGGCCACGACAGTCGGTCAGCACGGAGAGATCTGGTGGTTCTATTGCAGCTCCGGCTCAAACGAGATCGACCGCTACGTCTCATTCGACTACAAGCAAGGCCACTGGGTAACAGGCAGCCTGTCACGCACTTGCGGCGTGGATCGCGGCGTATTCCAACACCCGATCATGGCAACGACTGCCGGCGCAATTTACGATCACGAGTTTGGCTTGGACTACGAGGGTGCCACGGCATTTGCTGAGACCGGGCCATTTTCGATTGGCTCAGGTGACAATATTGTCCGGGTCACTCAGTTGATCCCAGACGAGCTGACTCAGGGCGACGTCACGGCCACATTCAAGACACGTCTGTATCCAAACGGCGAGGAGACGTCACACGGGCCGTTTAGTATGTCTAATCCTACATCGGTCAGGTTCTCTGGCCGGCAGGCTCGGATGCGTGTCGAGGCTGCGCGTCCAGCGGATTGGCGCGTGGGTGTGATGCGAGTTGACGCAACTCAAGGCGGCCGCAGATGACGTCGCCTATCCCGCCACACGTCGGCCCTGATATATTTGAATGGGCGCGCAGTTTCTCAACATGGACGCGGCGGGCGCTGTCTCAGCTCATCTTTAAGCCGGCAGGCGCTGCGGCGATTGAGAACGGCACTCTGCTCTGGGACGATGCGGCCGGGTATCCGGTGGTGTCAAAAGGTGGCGAATGGCGTCAGATTGTGCTTGAGGATGGCCATGCCAACTTCATCAAGACAGCCGACGTGACCCCAGCACTGGCAAACACGGCATATAAACTGACGTATGATGCGCCCACTAACAACGTGGGCATCACGCAGGGCACGCCCGCGTCGCGCATCGTGTTCGAGGAGGGCGGCGAGTATGTGCTGTCATTCTCGGCGCAGATAGCCTCGACCTCGAGCAGCACTGTGCACTTCTACTTCTGGCCCAGCATAAACGGAACAGACGCAGCCAACGGCGCGATGACTACAGCGCTGCACCAGAATAACGCCACTGTGGTCGTGTCCCGGACGCAGATTTTTGAAGTCAGCGCCGGTGACTATTTGGAGGTCAACTACATGATGGACAGCACGAGCGGCTTCCTGAATTACACCGCCGCCTCGTCTCCTGTTCCGGGCATCCCGGCCTCGACCTTGTCGATTACGAGGCTTCATGGGTGAGGGTGGCGCGGTGCGTGATAACGTGGTAAAGTTACACGAAGATCCAGAGGTCGTAGTGGCTCCGGCAGTGGCGGACGAAATCGACTACGGAATTGAGGTCGGCCTGCCGTTTCTGGAGGCCAGTATTGAGAGAGACAGTAGAAATGTTCCTATGGAGCGCGTTTTGGCGAACATTCGAGAAAGACGGTCCGTTGTGTGGCTCGTTTTTATTGCGGGTGAGCCTGTCGCTGCGTTCACTACTGCGATCATGCAGCACCCTATGCGCCAAACTTTATTCATTGAGCACTTGGGCGGCTCTCGAATTAGTGAGTGGATGCAAGAGGCTCTGGAGGCGATTGTGGAGTTAGCACGCAAGGCCGAATTGAGTGGGATCGAGGCGGATGGTCGCCTCGGGTTTGAGAAATACTTGGACAAGTGCGGCTTCTTCAAGAAGACATACGTCCACTTTGAGATGGAGTTATAAAATGGGAAGCAGCACCCAAACTAGCACGAACCGGCCTTTGGACTTCCAAGAAGACTACTTGAAGGACGTTGTGATCCCGTTTGCGACAAACATATCGGAGACGCCATTCACGCCATTTGAAGGCGATAAGGTCGCGGGGACCAGCGATTTGCAGGACAAGGCTCTGGCAGGGTATGGCTCTCTGGACATGGGCGGCGCTGCGTACAAGGAGGCGGGCGATGTCTTCTCCGGCTTGGCGGCGCGCACCCCCGAGGATCAAGCGGCACAGATCGCGCAGTACCAAGGCCAGTTCACTCAGGGCGTAATCGACCCAACACTGGCTGCAATGGAGCGGCAGCGCGCAAAAGACATCGTCGGAGAGCAGTCTCAGATTACTGGCGCCGGTGCATTCGGAAACGCCCGACGCGACGTGTTTCAAGGCGAGCGCGCAGGCGAATACGACGCCCGCATGGGTCAGACATTGGCCGGCTTGCAGCAGCAGGGCTTGCAGTACGGCACGCAGCGTGCGGCAGCCGAGGACGCGTTACGCATGCAGGCGGCCGGTCAGGTCGCTGGCACCGCAGGTTCAGCGCTGCAATCGCAGATGGCTGGCCTCGGGTCTCAGCTAACTGCGGGCGCGATACCGCAGGGCATAGATCAGGCGAAACTCGATGCGATGTACGAGCAGTATATGCTGCAACAGCAGTATC